TTGCCTGATTTTGCAGCAAAGCTGGCTGAGAAATTCGAGGTGCCGCAGCGGGACGCGCTGCACCTTCTGCGCAATGAGTTCCGCACAGTGAGAGAGCAGGCGTCCGCGAAGCATCGCGAGGCCGCAAGCGCGGTCGGTACGACGGCCCCAGCGAAGATTGAATTGGAGGATTGATGCTCGATCTGAACCTAACCAGCACAGAATGGATGCTCCACGATGTACTGGCAGAGGTTCTTGAGCCGCCGCAGGCCGTGGATTACCTGCGGTGGGCGACTGAAAATATCGTGTTCTCCAAGCGTGAGAGCCCGATGCCGGGGCCATACAATCCGGAGCGCTTCAGCTATTTCACGGAGATCTTGCAGGCGCTGTCTCCGGAGGATCCTTGTCGGATCGTCTCGCTTGCGAAGTCGGCCCAGCTTGGGGGCACGGTGCTGGCGAATATCTTCACCGGCGGGACGCTGGATCTTGATCCTTGCGATTTCCTCTATGTCCATCCGACCGAAGACAACGGGCGGCGCTGGTCTAAGATGAAGCTGTCGCCAATGTTGAAGGGGACAACTGCGCTCCGCAAAATCTTCCCGCTGAACTCATCGCGTGAGGGCGGTGACTCGGTGATGTACAAAGAGCGCAAAGACGGGCGCGGCGCTATCCAGATCTCTGGGGCAAACTCTCCGGCGTCTTTGTCTCAGGTTTCGATGTCTCGGCAGGTTCAGGATGACTTGTCGAAATGGGAGACCAACTCAGCCGGTGATCCTGAAAAGCAGGCGGATAGCCGCAGTCAGGGCTATGAGTTTGCCAAGATCTTCAAGATTTCAACGCCCCTGGTCATACCTGGGTGTCGGATCACAAAGAACTTTGAGGCTGGCAGCCAAGAGCATCTTTATGTGCCCTGTCCGCATGACGAATGCGGCGAAATGCACACTCTGGAGTGGGAGAATTTTGCAGAGCATCTAGATGAGGATCATCCGGAGAAAGCGTGTTTCTACTGTCCGTCCTGTGGGCAGGAGATCCATGAGCATCATCGCCCGAAGATGCTGAAGGGCGCTGAATGGCGGGCAAAGTATCCTGAGCGCAAGCGGTTCCACAGGTCGTTTTATCTGTGGTCGGCTTATTCGCTGCTGCAGTCTTTTGAGCGGATCGCCCGGTCATGGATTGACGCGAAGGGCGATCCTGCCAGTGAGCAGACGTTCATGAATGACGTTGTGGGGCGGGCTTACAAGGCAACCGGCGAGGCGCCTCCTTGGGAAGAGCTGCGCGATCGTGCGTCACTTTCAGAGCATCGGCGGGGCAGGGTGCCGCCCGGCTTTGTCTATCTCACTTGCGGGGTGGACTGTCAGGATGATCGTGTCGAGTTCCAGGTTATCGCCTGGGGGCCACATCGGCGCCGCGCTGTTGTGCAGTATGGCGTCATTCCGGGGCATATCAGCGATGACAAATGCCGCGCGGGTTTGGACGCCTTGCTGAAACAGGGGTTCCGCAACTCCTATGGCCGATCACTCCTGATCGACATTCTGGCCATCGACGGGAACGCTTACACCGAAGATGTCTGGGGGTGGGTGCGTCGTCACCCTGCGGCTCGCGTGATCATGGTGCGTGGTCGGCATGAGGAGCATATTCCGCTTTTCGTGCAGGTGAAGAAGGAGACGAACAAGCGCGGCGAGAAGGTTCACTATCGCAAGCGCTTTTTCAACTTCGCCACGTCTGTGCTGAAGATGGCCTTTTACCGGAATGTCCGGAAAGAGGATCCGGAGGCCAGCGGTCACGTGCTGTTTCCCTGCGATCTGGAGGATGAGTATTTCCGCCAGATCACCGCAGAGAGCCGCAAGCCGGAAAAGAAGCATGGCTTCACCGTCTATCGGTGGGTCAAGGATCCCAATCAGAACAACGAAGGGCTGGATACGATGCTGCAGGCAGAAGCGGCATTTGTGCGGCGTGCAGGGCCTCAGCGTGAGCTGCTGGATCATGTTTGGGCAGGACTGATCGCTGAGCGCGAGTGCCCGCCTGAAGAGGTTCAAGGGGATCTGGAGGATTTGATGATCAGCCCGCCGCCTGGGGTGGCTTCCAAGCCTGTCTCAACTGCATCTGATGCGCCAGTTGATGATCCGCAACCGCAGAAACCGGCTCCGGCCGCCAAACAGCCTTCCAAGTGGAGTAGGAGGACGCAGTGAGCAAATCGCAGAAAGGCAGGCGCAGTCGCAAGTCGCAGGGCAAGGCGGCCGCGCAGGGCCGTCTGTCGGGCGGGCAGGCGAAGAAGTCAACCGCCCGCTATTTGCGGGATACCAAGAGCGGCGCTATTGCCTCTCGCAATGTGCCGCTGACCAGTAGCCGTGATGATATCCGCCGCTCCTGGGCGCAATGCGCGGCTCTGGCGCAGGATTTGATCCAGAATTCGGGGATCCTGAAAGGGGCATGTGATCAGGTCTTGTCTGACACGATTGGTGTCGGGCTGACGCTTTCCCCTCAGCCTGATCTTTCAGGTCTGGGGATGTCTGAAGAGCAGGGCAAGGCGTTTCGGGAGGCGATTAAGAAGCGCTGGCGGTCTTATGCCAACACGGCAGCCGAAGTGGATTACCGGGGCAAGTTCAATCTGCATGAGCTGGTTGATATCTCGCTGCGTTGGGACATCGCTTTTGGTGAGGATATCGGGATCATCGACTACTTCCCGCAGTCGGTGCGGCGTCAATACGGCATCACTTCGGGCACTAAGCTGCTGATGGTTCCTCCCATGCAGCTGGTGCAGGATACGCGCGAGCATGAGGGGCTTTATCAAGGGGTGCTGCATGACAGTCGGCACCGCCCTGTGGCCTATCGGTTCCGGATGTCCTCCGGTGGGATCTCGCAAACGCAGGACTTCCCTGCGCGCGATGCGGATGGCCGGCCAATTGTGCTTCACAACTTTGATCCGATGGACGCAACGGATGTCCGTGGGGTTTCGGCTTTGGCGCCGTCCTTTCGGAAATTCATCCAGGCTGAGAACCTGGATGATGCGACTTTGCAGATGGCGGTTCTTCAAACCGTGTTTGCCATCGCTCTAACCAGCGAACAGCCGTCAAAGGATGCGTTTGAGGCGCTGACGATGCTGGAGGATATGGGTGGCGCGGTTGTGCCTGACGGCCAGGCGGGCGACGGTATCTCCGCCGCTTCAGCACTCTCTGGCGAGTATATGGGCTATCTGTCTGGTCAGTTGGAGAGTGCCGCCGGTAGCCGTGTTGATGTTGGCGCGGATCCGCGGGTTTCACACCTCGGCCCCGGTGAAAAGCTGAACCTTGAAACGCCAAAGGTGCCGGGCGGTGATTATCTGCCTTACCGGGCCGCGCTGATGCGCGATGTCGCGCGTTGTCTTGGGATCACCTACGGCGCGTTCACCATGGACAACACCGATGCGACATATTCCAGCGTCTTGATGGATAACGCTGTGGTTTGGCCGGTGGTTGAGCGGCGGCGCACCCGGCGGGCGGTGCCCAAATATGCCGCTGTCTATGCCTCTTGGTTGGATGAAGAGGTTGGTGAAGGCCGGATCGACTTCCCGCCGGGCTATGAGGTGTTTCGCCAGAACCGGGCGCGGATCTGTCAGAGCGAATGGCACGGGCCAATGAAGCCAACTGCTGACGATTACAAGGCGGCGCGCGCAGCCGGGCGGCGCCTTGAAAACCGCACCACGACACTGGCCCATGAAATGGGGCAGCTGGGTGTTGATTTTGAAACTGTGTTTGCAGCTCAGCTTGAAGAGCATCGGCGCTATGAGGATGCCGGAATGGCATCCCCTTATGCTGTTCAGTCTTCGGGTTCGGCGGCACCCTTGCCTGTCGAGGTGTCTGAATGAGTGATCTCAACTCCGTCAGGATCGGTAAGCAGATCGTGGACATTAATGATCCTGCAGCCGTCGCGGCGGCATTGCGCCGGGTGCAGCTGCAGATCGTGGCCGGTGACAAGCGGGAAACGGTGCGGATTGATGGTGAGGAAGTTACCTTCACCCGCGCCAATTCAGAGCAGCTGGAACGGCTGATCAAATTCTATGAGGACCGGGCGTCCAAGGTGTCAGGCAAGCGGCGTCGCTTTGCCATGGGCCTGCGCTACTAACCATCAGGAGACAACGGATGACCATCATTAAGGATGGCGAGCTCGTCTTGTACGGGTCCGTCGGCGCGAGCTTTTTTGGTGAGCGCTATTTTGAAGACATCGACGTTCTGGAAGCGTTGGAAGAGCTTGGCGATGATGCCGACATCACAGTGCGCGTGAACTCCGGCGGTGGTTACACCGATCAGGGCATTGCGATCTACAACGCCCTGAAGGCGCATGGTGGAGAGGTTACAGTCGTGGTGGATGGGGTGGCGGCGTCTGCAGCCTCCCTGATCTCGATGGCTGGTGATCAGATCATCATGCGTCGCGGCGCCACAATGATGCTTCATGACCCATCCGGGTTTGCCTCCGGTATGGCTGATGAGATTGCGATTGCGGTTCGGGCGCTGGATCGGATCGGCGCGGTGATGGCAAGCATTTACGCCGAGCAATCTGGTGATGATCCAGACGACTTGCGCAAGGAAATGAAGGCTGAGCTTTGGCTGACCGGCGAAGAGGCTGTGAAGCGCGGCTTTGCGACGGCCTCTGAGGACGTCAAAGCTGCGAAGGCCGCGGCCTTTGATTACGGCGCCTATGCGCATTCCCCGAAAAAGCTGGTCGCGATGGCCAGCAAGCGAAATTGGAAGCTCCCTTTGGAGCGGCCCATGGCGGCATTTGCCGCATCCCTTCACCGCCAAAGCAAGGAGACTGAAAGCATGGCGAACCCTCCCCAAAACGTGGCACCTGTCGCGGCAGCCCCGACCTCCGCAGCGCCTGCCGCGCCTGCCGTGCCGCCTGCGGCTTCGGTTGCCGCACCGCAGGTCAGTCAGGATGCCGCGGTTGCCCGCGTGCAGGAAATTTTGACGCACAGTGCAGCGCAAGGCGCTGCACGGGCTCAGGCTGAACACCTTGCCTTCAATTGTCCCCAGCTCGACGCCCAGCAGGCTGTTGCAGTGCTGGAGGCCAGTCTGGCGCCTTCAGGCGCGCCGGTGGATCCCGCGCAGGCTCAGGCCTCGCAGCAGGGCGCTGCGCCGGTGCAGCAGCCCGCATCTGGTGGTTATGAGGCCAGCCGCCTGAACCAAATGACGGCAACTCTTGCGCAGCCGCAGTTGGCGGGTGCCGGAGATCCTTCCCCGAAACCCACGGCGCTGGCTGATGCAGTCGGTCGCCTGAACAAGAAGCGCCGCTAAGGAGGCATGACGATGAGCAACGTTCTTCATCAGAATATGGCAGTTACCGGATCCTATATCATGGCTGAGCTGGATCTGACGCTGAGCCGTGATGCCGGTCTTGTCGCTGCGGGGTCCAACAAGCTCGATGCGGGCACCGTCATGGGGAAGCTGGCGGCCAGCGGCGAATATGTGCCGTTTGATCCCAGTGCTGACACCGGCGCGGAGGTCGTCGCCGGGATCCTCTATCAGGGCTGTGATGCGACTGTGGCCAGCGTGCGCCGTGTGTTCACCGCGCGCCTGACCGCCGTGACAGAGGGGCGACTGATCTGGCCTGAGGCGATCACTGCTGAGCAGAAGAAAGCCGCCATTGCTGCGCTTGCAGCCCAATTCATTATCTGCCGCTAAGGAGAGCGCAATGGGTCTTGTATCCGACGTATTCAATCAAAACGCCTGGGGCGCTGTCGAGGTTCAGGAAGAGGTCGTGGAACGTGTCGATTTCCGTCCGAACCTTCTTGGTCAGCTGGGCATCTTCGAGCCGGTCTATTCGCGCTCTGCACAGATCGCCATCACGGAACGTGATCGCAAACTGACCATGATCCCGACATCGGCCCTTGGGGAGGCGCCGCAAGAGCTGATCCCCAAGGGTGCGCGCGTGCGGTACTTTACCGGCTCGCGCCTTGCGAAAGGGTCCACCATCCACGCGCATGAAGTTGCGGGTGTTTCGGCGCTTCCCTTCGACCTGCAGACCAAGGAAATGGCCGAAGAGGTCACGGAGCGCTTTGCGCATCTTCTGGAAGAGGCGGAGCTGACGTGGGAGCATATGCGTCTTGGCGCTTTGCAGGGCAAAGTCCTGGATGCTGACGGGACGGTGATCGTGGACTGGTACAAGGAGTTTGATGTTGCCCAGTCTGCTGAAATCAACTTCGAACTCGGCAATCCGGACACGGACGTGCGTCAGAAATGCCGGGAGGTTGAGCGCAAAATGCAGACGAAAGGGAAGGGGGCCTATACGCCTTCGACGCGGATCGTCTGCATCTGTGGTGACGGGTTCTTTGACAAGGTTGTCGGTCACAAGTCGATCAAGGAAACCAAACTCGGCACGGAGCGCGCGGCTCTGCTGGAGAATATTCCCGGTTATTCTTCCAAGGAAATCGAGAATATCACCTTCATCAACTATCGTGGTGCCGATGAAGGGCCTTTGGCCATTGCGTCGGACAAGGCGCGTTTCTTCCCGGTCGGCGCTCGCGGGGCATTCAAGGCGGGTTTCACCCCGTGTCCTGAGTTCAAGCCCTATCTGAACCGCAAAGCGCAGGAATACTATGGCCTCTTGCTGGCGGATCCGTCTGGCCGCGATGCGTGGGACCGTGCGGAGCTGTACAGCTATCCGATCTTTATCTGCAGCCGTCCGGAAATGCTGCAGCGCGCTCGCGCCGGTTAAACTGATCGCTATCAACATAACATCCGAGAGGGCGGCCATTCGGTCGCCCTTTTTCATGGGAGGGGCGTGAATGAGAGAATACGCAGAAGAGCTGGCCAGTGCGGTTGACGATGAGTGGTCAGAGGAAATCCGGATCCTGCCCATGCGTGATGGTGAGCCCGATCCGGAGCGCACACCTTTGGAGTTGCTTGCTGTGCTGCGAACAGGTGAGCGGCGCGAGGAGCGGTATAGTTTCGGATCCCGTGCGGCATCTCTGCCGGGGATCGCGGCAGGTGGCGGCACTCTGAAGATCCGCCGATCTGATTTTCCGGCGTTGGATGTGCAGCAGGATGACAAGGTGGTGGCCCTGGATCGCCATGGTGAGCCGGTCTTTTTGGTGCGGATGGTGGATGACCGTTCCCACCACCGGATCATCCTTCAGCTAGAGGATGCAAACTGATGTCCTTGACAATGATGGCGATCCGGATTTGCGCTGTTGAGGCGCTGAAGGCGGCGGGCACCCTTGTAGGTGAGCAGGTGCTGGATAGTGAGATTGCCCCTATTGATGTTGCAGCTGATGGCGTTCTGCGCAGTTCGCGCGATGCGCCTTTTGTTGCGGTCTATACGGACGGTGCGAAGGCCGCGCAGCTTGGGCAATCGGGTGTGCGCTCAAATGGCATGGTTGACCTGGTGTTCAGCTATGGTGTGTCGCGAGCGATGGCGCGGAGCAACAAGGAAACGGGCGCCTCTGAGATCCTGGAGGGGATCCCCGCCACGGATGCCGCATTTGAGGCAACGATGGATATTCTGGCGGTCCAGATCAGCCGGGCGCTGACGGATGGTCAGAACCCGTGGGCGCAGGTGTTGGGCGCTTTCGTGACCAGCTGGGAGAGTAAGGAGCAGCTGCGATCTGGAACAAAGGTCGATAGCGTGCGGATCGCAGCCGGGCAGCTCCGGTTTTCAGTCACGGTGGTGGCGGATCCAGCGCAAGGTGCGGCGCGGCCGCCGGGTGGGCCTTGGGCGGATTTCCTCCATCTGGCTACGCAGGCCGGGATCAGACAGTTGCCCCTAATTGAGGCGGCGCTTGGTGTGGAGCAAGCGGAGCCCTATCCGCCCTATGAACAGCTGCTGGCCATGACAACGCGGGTTGCGGAAAGTCTGCAGCTCTATTCCTTCGGCGGGGCCTCGCGCTCTGCCAGTATCGTTTTGCCAGATTTTTCTGAGGGGGCGGCTGATGGATGATCTCGGACGTGTTTTGAGTGAGATCCTAAGGCGCCTGGGTGAGTTGGAGCGCCGTATTCGTTCGCAGTCTCGCACAGGTGTGGTCGTGAAGGTGGATGCCAAGCGTGGCTTGGCGCGGGTCCAGCTGAATGACGGGCCGCATCCGTTTGTGACAGGTTGGCTGCCTTGGGAAGAGGGCGCCGCTGGCGAGGCAAAGACCCATCTTCCGCCATCGGTAGGCCAGCAAGTGAAGGTCTATTCGGAATCCGGCGATCTGCATGACGGCACTATTCAGGCCAGCATCAATTCCAACGCGAATGGCCGCCCGTCTGGTGCTGGTGATGAGTTTGTATTGATGCAGGTGGGCGATGCTCTGATTTCGGTGCGCGGGGGTGGCTCTGAGATCGTTCTGAAGGTCGGGGCCAGTTCAGTGGTGCTGACGGCTGGCGGTGTGGTGGTCGATGGGCCGCGCATTGACCTGGCGCCCTGATGCCTGCGGTCGCGCGAAAGGGCGATAGCTGTACCGGCCATGGGTGTTTCCCGTCACGCCCGGCAACTGGCGCAAGCCCGGATGTGTTT